GTATGGCAGGGCCAGGACGGACACGTTCTCTTTTATACAGAAGCGGGTTTTGGGGATGAAATTGTTTTTATCCGGTTTGTCAAGAATTTAAAAATAGACAAACTCACGGTTGCCTGTAGCGAAGGGATGATGCCTTTGTTTGCCAGGATACCCGAAGTGAAAAGCGTGGTAAGGCACGAAGCGGTGCTGGCAACGTACCATGACTACTGGATACCATCGATGGGTGTACCGGTGATTTTAAATGCCGGATACAAAGATATTAAGGGCGATCCGTATTTGATGCCGAACGAAAAGTTGGTCGCCAAGTACGCAGAGGTTTTGCGGAGCGACAAACTGAAGGTAGGTATCCGCTGGCGGGGCAACCCGAAATTTGAGCACGAACAGTTTCGGATATTTCCGGAAGATTTACTGTTTGATGCAGTTGAACACCCGCATGTGCAAGCATACTCACTACAAAGAGATTTGGATTACAGACCGCCGAGATTCATAGTTGATATGGAAGAGTTTCTTACTGCATGGGATGATACGGCGGCGATAATGATGAACATGGACTTAATTGTAACCTCATGCACGGCAATAGGGCATCTAGGTGGAGCGCTGGGAATCCCAACATGGATCGTGCCGCCCATCTTGCCTTATTGGGTATGGGCAAAACCGGGCAATAAATCGCCCTGGTACAAAAGCGTAAAATTGTTTCGGCAGGAAAAGTTTGGCTCGTGGAAAGAGCCTTTTGCGAAAATTAAAAAAAATTTAAGGAGAATGGGGAGATGACCAAAGCAGAACTGATAGCCGAATTGAACACGAAATACGGCGAGCTTTTGGAATCAAAGCTGATGAACGAAAACGATCCGCCGTCTTACGGCAAGTGGTACTTGCTGGTTTTTAAGGCGTTGCGAAACGAATCGGCATTTAACCAGAGCGTTCACATCGTTGTGTACGACGAGGGCGGGGCTGGAGAAGCGGCTTATTACAAAGACGGCATACCGCCCGACAAGATTGAGTACAACGACACAACTTCCGCCTTCAGGCAGGCAGTGGAGGACGGGATCGCCGCCAAGGTGACTGCCGGAGCCATCGAAAAAGGGTCGATACGGGAAATCGACGAAGAGAAAAAGATGGCGATTGTTGAGGTGTATATGCTCGACACCGGAACGCTTTACAACCGGCTGTACCTGTGTTGGGAAGACACTGACGAAATCATTCAATTTGAGCGAATAGTGCAACAATAGGTGATGCGATGGCTACCAAAAAGAAGATGGAAGTAGTGCCAGCGGAAGACTTGGTTCCTATGGGTAGAATCTTGCGGGAACTCATGGACGTCAGGGATGCCCTGAGAAAACAGAGTGCCATGCTGGACAGGATTTGGAAGAAATTACAGGAGCCCCGCTTTTGACGATTTACTATACACCCCACATTTATGACGTGAGAAGTTTTGAGGAAGCACAACACGCCATAATTTCCCCTGAAAGATGGGGTCCGGAAACCGAATACCTTGCTGAGAATATCGGTAAGTTGTTAAAGCCTACCAAAGATACGGTGATTTTGGATTACGGCTGCGGCGTGGGTAGGCTGGCAAAACCGCTCATAGAACGCTACGGCTGCAAGGTTATTGGTACGGAAATTAGTGCTTCCATGATGCGGATGGCGCGGGAGTATGTCGACTCCGACAGGTTTAAAGTTGTCCTACCACAAGAACTGCAAGCGGCAAGCAGTTACGGGCCGGTAGCGGATCATGCCCTGGCAGTATGGGTATTACAACATTGTCCCGGAGTGGAACAGGAAATAGAGCGAATCAAATTGTCTATTAAAGAAGGAGGATACCTATACGTTGTAAACAATGCCGGAATGCTGATTCCGACAAATAAAGGCTGGGCCGATGATGGCAGGAATGTGCGTCAGATGCTCCAAGACAATTTCACCGAAATAGACAACTGGGATTTACCCGTTGGCCCGGAAGAAATACGGGTACGGTCGTTTGTATCCCTGTTTTGTAACGGGGAGAAATAAATGTCTACTTTATGGGCATGGGGTCGCAACTATTACGGCCAACTCGGCCAGAGCGACACGGATGATCGTTCCTCTCCGGTACAGGTGGGGGGGCCAAACTGGGACAAGGCTTTTGGCGGGAATAATTACACCCTCGCCGTAAAAACCGACGGTACGTTGTGGGCGTGGGGTGACAACTATTATGGCCAGCTTGGTTTGGGCGACAGCGGCGCTACGGCTAATCGTTCATCCCCGGTACAAGTGGGGGAGTTGACGAATTGGAGTCAGGCTGGGTGTGGCGACAGCCACGCCATCGCCGTAAAAACCGACGGTACGTTGTGGGCGTGGGGTATTAACACCTACGGCCAGCTTGGCCAGAGTGACACGAGCTGGCGTTCCTCTCCGGTACAAGTGGGGGAGTTGACAGATTGGAGCCAAACATCTTGCGGGGCCAACTTCGCAGTCGCCATAAAAACCGACGGGACATTATGGGCGTGGGGTTATAATACACACGGCGAACTCGGCCTCGGCGACATAACTCACCGGTCTTCTCCGGCACAGGTGGGAGCACTGACGAATTGGAGTCAGGCTAAGTGCGGCAGCAATAGCGTTATCGCCATCAAAACCGACGGCACACTTTGGTCCTGGGGTGAGAATGACTACGGCCAACTTGGTTTGGGCGATACGACCAATCGTTCTTCGCCGGTGCAAATAGGGGCACTATCTAACTGGGCCCACGTTTCAGCCGGTATATCATCCGGTATAGGCGCTCACACCGTTGCCCTAAAAACCGACGGTACGTTGTGGGCGTGGGGTCGCAACAATTACGGCCAACTTGGTTTGGGCGACAGCGGCGCTGAGGCTAATCGTTCTTCTCCGGTACAAGTGGGATCATTGACAAATTGGAGTCAAACATCTTGCGGGGCCAACTTCACAGTCGCCATTAAAACCGACGGTACTATATGGGCCTGGGGTCGCAACGTATACGGCCAACTCGGCCAAGGTGACACGACCGATCATTCTTCGCCGGTGCAAGTAGGGTCGTTGACAAGCTGGCACAATATTAGCCTTGGAGGCTTACATAGCAACGCCACTAGAACCACGGGCTCCCTACTCGACGACCTAGTACTAGAATGGTCTGCGGGCGCGATTTATTCCTATACAGGTTCCGGTGGAATTACAGTTTCCGGTGCTGCGGTCACACAGTACGTTGAAGGCTTTCAAACCTTTGTGTATACCGGCTCAGGCTCCGCGCAGACGAGCGGCGCGGCCCTGTTCTGCAAGACAAAAGCGTGGACTGCCATCGGCGGTGTTACCACATCTGGTTCAGCGGGAATATGCAGGTCTTTTGTATATCCAGTATCCGGTCTGATTCAAACCGGCGGTGCGGCTGATACGGCAAAGACCGTAACCTTTATTTACGACGGTTCCGGTCAGGCACAAACTGCTGGTGCGGCTGATGTTTTTACGACAAAAGCATTCACAGCCAGTGGTCTAATTCAGAGCGGCGGATCGGCGGATATAGAAAAGAGTTACATATATCCGTATAGTGCAAGTGGTTTGGTCGAAACGTCCGGAAGTGCCGTTCTGGCCAAAACAAAAAGTTTTGAGGCGTCAGGGCTTGCACAGACGGGCGGCGCGGGAACCTGTGTTTTTGTCAATACCTGGGAGTACACTGGGTCGGGAACGATTCAAACTGCCGGGTCGGCTGACACGACGTACCAGCATACTTGTGTCTATGAAGGATCGGGAACGATCCAGACGGGTGGCGCGTCAAGTGTCGCCAAAACAAAGACATTTGTCGCCTCTGGCACGATAGAAACCTCCGGGGCGGCTGATGTAGCTTTTGTTACAACGTATGCCTACACGGGTTCCGGTGAGATTCAAATTGCGGGATCGGCGGGTGTGGCGCGGACAAAGGATTTTGTCGCGTCCGGTACGGCTGATACTTCAGGAAGTGCGGATACACTCCTTATAGAAGTAGAGACGGTAACAACTGGCGGAGCCGCCGAAATATCCAAGACAAAATCTTTCCAGGCCAGCGGGTCGATTCAAGCCAGCGGTGCTGCCGATACCACGCTAACAGAAGTATTTCCGTATGTTGGCTCAGGTGCGGTAACAACTGGCGGGGAAGCCCACGTTTCAAAAACCAAAATCTTTGAAGCGACCGGCGGCATTGCAATAGCCGGTACGGCTGGGCTGGCAAAGACGCTCGTATTTGTTGCAAGCGGCACGATTTCAACCGCCGGTGCTGCGGACACGAGCACTACTCAGACATTTATCTATGTTGCGTCTGGTACTGCCCAAACGAGCGGTGCTGCGGTTACGCAATATGTTGAAGGGATTCAAGTCTATCCCTATACTGGCTCCGGTCAAATAGTTACGGCTGGGGCCGGTTTATTTTCCAAGACAAAATCGTTTGAAGGCTCCGGCCTTGTTCAGACGGGAGGTGCGGCAGAAACTTCAACCGGCGCGATCTTTAGTTATGAAGGATCGGGCGCGGTTACAATCGGTGGTTCCGCTACAGTAAGCAAGACGAAAGTATATTCCGGCACTGGCGGGATCACGACGAGCGGTGCTGCGGATACCGAGGGCGTCGAGATACTTGTCTATGTCGGCTCCGGTGCAGTGCAGACAGACGGTGCTGCGGCTACACAGTACGATCATATTTGTGTGTACGACGGATCGGGGCAAATTGCCACTTCCGGATCGGCAGATTTCAGCAAGAGCAAATCGTATGAAGGTTCCGGACAGATTACAATTTCCGGTGCCGCCGAATACTTGTTTGGAAATGTGTGGCTTTACGAGGGCTCTGGAATTGTCGTTATTGCTGGTGTTGCGGTTACCGAATACGATCATATTTGTGTTTACGAGGCCAGCGGAACTGTTGCGGTTTCCGGTGCTGCCGACCTTGGAAAAACGAAGGCTTACGAAGCGTCCGGCCAGATAACAACTTCTGGTGCTGCTACTACGGGACAGTCGAGGGTTTATTGGTACACGGCCAGCGGTGACATACAAACTGCGGGTGCAGCCGACCTTGCCAAAACAAAGGTATTTGAAGTAAGTGGCGCGGTCACCGTTTCCGGGTCTGCCGATACGGTACTGACGGAAGTATTCCCGTATGAAGGTTCCGGGCAAGTTGTACTAAGCGGCACAGCCGGTCTTGCCAAAACGCTGACCCATATTGGTTCCGGCACGATAGTAATTTCAGGTGCGGCTGACGTTTCCGGCCTTGGTATGTTTACCTACGAAGGTTCGGGACAAATAATAGTCAGCGGTGCTGCCGATTATTGCCGGACAAAAACCTACGAAGCATCCGGGGCGATCGATCTTTCAGGCGCGGCTGATCTTGCCAAAACGTTGAGCTGGATTGGCTCTGGAGAAATAACAACCGGCGGCGCTGCAAGCACTTCCTATGAGCACATCTGTATTTACGAAGCGTCGGGCCAGATAACCACTTCCGGCGCGGCAAGTACAGAGCTTGCCAGGGTCTTTCCCTACGAAGGTTCCGGCACAGTTTACATGTCAGGAGCCGCAACTACAGGAACGGCAGGAACGTGGGCCTATACGGGTTCTGGCAAGACACAAACTTCAGGCGCTGCCGATTATTGTCGAACGAAGTCTTACGAGGGCTCCGGCCAAATAACAGTTTCCGGTGCGGCTGATCTTGCCAAGACAAAAGGTTTTATAGCGTCCGGTACGATAACGGTTTCAGGCTCCGCCGACAGGTCAAAAACAAAGGTATTTACAGCCAGTGGTGCTGTTCAGAGTTTTGGCTCGGCAAATACAGTTTTAATAGAGGTCGAGATTTATGTCGGCTCTGGAGAAATAACCATATCCGGAGCCGCTTCTGTTTCGACAACAAAAGATTTTGAAGCAACCGGGTCAATCCAGACAGAAGGTGCAGCGCAAACAGGGCAAGCCTTAGTATATCCATACGAGGGTACGGGGTCTGCGGTAACCGGTGGCTCCGCTATAGTCAAAAGAACCTTTTGCCATACGGCAACCGGCGGAATCGCAATCAGTGGGGCGGCACTCGTTGTCATAACGGTTGTTGTTGAAGCGTCTGGCGGTATTACTGTAAGTGGTGCCGCAGACTGTTCCATGGGCGGCGTCTGGACTTACGAAGGTTCCGGGCAAATAGCCACAAATGGCGCGGCTAATGTGTCGCGCACAAAAACCTACGAAGGTTCAGGGGGAGTACAAACTTTCGGCGTCGCCGAGATTTGTCGCACGAAAGCCTTTGAAGGCTCCGGGCAAATAACGGTTTCCGGCACGGCAACCTTAGCCAAGACGCTTAGCTGGATTTCATCCGGTACGATACAAACTGGCGGCAGCGCTGATTATGTCGAGATAACTTCCTTTAGTTACGAAGCCAGCGGGCAAATCGAAACAGGTGGCGCGGCTGACGCTGTTTTGATTGAATTTTTCGGCTATGTCGGCAGCGGTGAAATAATAGTTTCCGGCGAAGCCGAGGTCGCCAAAACGCTTACTTTCGAAGCCAGCGGATCGATTCAAACCGGTGGAGCTGCTGATACCGGAATAAGCCAACTTTTCATATACGAAGCATCCGGAACCGCGACAACCGGCGGTGCGGCGATAACATCTATAACAGCGGTTTATTCTTACGTTGGGGCGGGGGGAATTGTTACAGGTGGAGCCGCTGACATTGAAAGAATTGATGTTTTCGAATATGTCGGCTCCGGGCAAATTGCCGTATCCGGCAGTGCTGTTATAGGAAAGAGCCTTAGCTGGATCGGCTCCGGAACTATCCAAACAGGCGGCGCGGCTCACATTGAAACCTCAATCAAGGGGATCAATGTTTACCAAGGTTCCGGGGTTGTTGAAACGTCCGGTGCCGCCAATACCGAATTGGCACCTCACGTTCCGATTTCCACGGGCCCGCACTATATCTTTAAGCCGCCGCCACGGCTCCTTTGGGTAAATGTTTTTGAGTACAAACTGTCCTGGGGCCGTATTGAGGTAAGGGGCGAAGCTGATACAGAATACATACCGCAAACTTTTTCCTATCCTATAGAAGGAAGTGGCGGGCCTAGAGCAACTGGCAAAAGCAACGTAAAATTTTTACGACTATTTACAGTCAAAAGCGATGGTTGGCTGGTTGCGTATGGCGACGGGGATACAGATTTTTGTCCCGTGTTTGTGTGGCAGAGTGACGGGGCGAAGCTACAAATTACAGGGACTTACGCTGCCGAAACAAGCTATGTTTACTCTACGGCTACGATGATCTTGTACGTAGAGGACAAAATAAAAGAATTAGAGAAAAAACTTAAAAAACTCAATGATGACAATGAAGTTTTTATCATTGCGACATAAGGAGCAACCAAATGAGTTATAAAATACTTAATCCGGATGGAAATGTGCGCACACATGCCGGACAAGAGGTTTACGGCTGCGATATGGTCGAAACCCTTATGGAACGAGCGATAAAAGACCCCGGAAAAAGATTGGTTGAAGTTGTTACCTCTGCGGATACCCAGGATCGCGATGGCGACCGAATACGGCAAGAGGGCATCGACCATTCTTATCACATGGGAACCAAATCAGTGTTGTATGCACATGATTACGGACGAACGTTTTTACCTATCGGCAAAATACTCGCTCACCAGGTTGGCAAAAAAAAGGAGAGTGATCGGGTTTATACCGTAACACGCGAGTTGCACCAATTCAATCCGCCTGGAACGTATGAGGTGTCTGACGCGGCTTGGAAGATGGTCGAGTTTGGTAGCCTCAACGCCACAAGTATCGGGTTTATTCCAAAGACAATGGTCAATCCGATGGCAGAAGAAGAGCGGGCTGCATTGGGTCTTGGGCCTCGCGGGATTTACTTTGAAGCGATCGAAAAACTGGAAACGTCGTGGGTTCCAGTACCTTCAAACAGGGATGCCATTAGGGAAGCATTCGGCAAGGGCGTTTTGACACGTTCTGATGCCAGGATTTTGTTTCCGACTACTTGGCACGAAATCAACGCCCCTAGCCACTGGGTGGTCGGTGTTGAATTTGATGAAGACGGTCGCATAAAAATAGTCGAGCCGGTGTGTGATCCAAACGCGCAAGAATGCGAATTTCTGCCTGAGTTGGACCCCAACACAAAGGACAGACCGGACGAAGAGTTTTTGTCGTCAGAAGACCATTTTCAAAAACCGTATGAGAACGAGCATAGCTGCCGAATCAACGATCCGGGCAAATACGACAGGTTTGCCAGGAAAAACTGCGAACAGAAGCACGACGGCAAATGTATCGATGTTATTTACGGCATCAAAGGTGGAAAGAGCGAAATCGCCGCCTTGCGTTATCCGAAAGATGTGTGGACGGCGGAAGCCGCCCGTAATCACTGTAAAGGCCGCGAAGGGATCGAATTTGAACCGGCCAAAGATACTGAATTGGAATTTTACAAGAATGTTGCCGAAGAAATGGAGAAAGAGATTCATAGGCTTATGCGGGAGTTGCGGGATGCAAACAACGCACTTGAGCCCTTCCTTGAGAGCGACAATGAGCTGATGGTTACCGGCAATGGTATGTGTCCGATATGTGACCAAGCTGTGGTTCTGGCAACGAAGGCTGGCGCGGTGTTGAACCGCAAGAACAAGGAAAACCTGCAAAGAGCCCAGGAGTTAATTCAGGACGTTTTAAACTCTGCCGAAACGCAGAGCGAGGAAGAAATTGACGTTATGGTGGATGGGCTGGCGCAAGCCGAGGCTCATGCCGAAACCGATAGCGTTTTTGCACTGGCTTTGACTCAAGAAGTCGATGAAGCCGGTATTCCGAATGAACTTGTCGAAAGGCTCGCGGAAGTGTCAAGCAATTTGCGCTCCATCAAAGAGAAGATCGGCAAGAAGTAAGCAAGAACGAAACCAATAACCAAAAATCACAACCGCCGCAAAGGCGGTTTTTGTTTAGGAGAACTACCCGATGGAAGAGAACGAAAAGAAACTGATTGAGGTAATTGAAGACCTGGCAAAGCAAACCGCCGGGCTCAATGCCTATCTTGAGGCAAAGGAAAAGGCCGAAGAGGAACAGGCCAAGATTGCCGAGGCAGTCGAAAAGCAGAAGGCTGGCACTTTCCAGATGTGGGATACTTCTCACCTGGGAGATGACCCTGTAAAGGGATTCATCGAAAAGGAACTGGGACGGAGTATCTCGCGGCTGGGCTTGCGGCTCATGGACAAACAGCTTCGCGGCCACAAGTACCGCATCGAAGATCATGCGGTGCGCGAGCAGATCGCCAAGTATATGGTTCTGTTCGTGGAAGCGGCTGTAAAGGAAGACTACCGCGCACGCCAGCTTTTTGACCAGGAATACGGTCACCTTCGCAGGGAAAAAACCGCAATCGGTGACCCCGGAAACCTGTGGCCCATGCCGGACGTTGTGGAGGACGAGGTTGTTCGCTTTGCCCGTGAAGAGTCTCTGATCCTACAGCAAGGTACTGTGGTTGAAATGGGACCAGGCAAGCTGTCGCTGCCTGTCGAATCTGCCGGGGTATCGGTAACGTGGTCTAGTACCGCAGCCGCATCTGATCCAACTATCACGGAAGTTGAGCTGGACCCGCAGGAAGTGGGAGCCTACTCAACCGTGAGAAACAAGACCCTGTATGACGCAAACTACGACATAGTGTCCTGGCTGACCGAGTTGTTTGCGGAGGCTATGGGGCTTGAGTTGGATAACCAGGCGTGGAACGGTACTGGCAATCCCTGCTCTGGTCTTCTGACCGCCTGGTGTGGTCATTCAGTTGTCATGGGAGCTGGATCAACTTCGTTCGCCAATACCACCGCTGATCTGCTCAGTGAAATGATCCAGAAACTTGACGGACGCCGGAAGCAAAATGCTTCTTTCCACATGCACGGCCTTGCCATGCATTACGTGCGCACCCTTAAGGACTCCAATGGTCGTCCCATTTTCTACGAACCGGCTGGCAACAAGCCGCCTACCATTTACGGGTTCCCCTACTACGAGAATACCAAGTGCCCCGGTACTGATGCGGCTAACACCGCATTCTTGACCTTCGGCAACTTGCGGTATTTTTGGGTAGGTCGCCGAGTCGGCAGCATGGCTCTCCATGTTGACCCCTATGGTTTGTTCGTTGAGAACAAGACCCGGTTCAAACTGTGGAATATGTGGGATTTGGAAGCGGCGTTAACTACTGCTTTCGTGCGGATGCTGACCCATTCCTAAGATAATCCCCCAGGAAGGGGCGTTCCCCCTGCGCCCCTCCCCGCCCCGAAAGGACGTTGCCCCGTGTCCTTGCTTAGCTAAACAACGGGGCTTTTTTCTATGCCGAAAGATATTTGGTGCGACAACTGTAAAAAGAGTCCGCGAGCTGTCGAGAATTTATGTGCGGAGTGTTATGTGGAACTGAAGCAAGACCATAAACCGGAAGAGACAGTAAGTATCGAAAAAAAGAGAAAGTGTTCATGTAAGTTGCTGCGGTCGGGCAGTTTTATGGTTTGTTACGATTGCCCGATTCATCCCAAAAGGCATTACGCGAGAAAACATAAGGAAGAGTGAATATGCGACTAAGGGGCGAGTGTGCTGTTTGCGGGTGGAGCTTTACTTTTGATGCAGACTATCCGGTTACGATTCGGTGTCAAAAAAAAGGATGCGGGGCGAGCGCTTTCAAGGTAAGCGTTTTCGGGCTGGAGCCCAGCGATTCTGAATGTAAAACCGAAATGGAAACCGGTGGCAACTGCGCCAGGATTTCCGTGGTTGTTGTATGTCACAACCTTTTGGAAATAACCAAGGAATGTATCCATAGGCTGCGGGCGTCTAATTTGCGGCCTTACGAAATTATCCTGGTAGACAATGGTTCCAGTGACGGCACAAGGGATTGGGCGCTGACACAACCAGACCTTGTTTATGTACGAAACGAGGTCAACCTGGGCTGCGCCATGGGAAGAAACGTAGGGGCGAAACGGGCGACCGGGGAATGGCTTTTGTTTTTTGACAACGATCAGTACGTTGAGCCGAAAACTATCAGAGTCCTTTTTTCAAAGCTGGTACAGGGGGCCGACATTGTTGGTTCCGAGCTATGGTACATCTCCATTGACGGCGGGGCAATGCCGTGCAGTTCAAAAAGGAACAAATCATTCTATGTGGGCTCCGGCGGGATGATACTGAGAAGAGAGACTTTTGAAAGTCTTAACGGCTACGACGAAGGATATGCCCCGGCATGGTATGCGGATACCGACTTTATTTTCAGAGCCAAAGAAAAGGGTTACCTAGTTGACCATGAGCCAAATACTGGCATACGGCACTTGAAAAACTCAACCGTTACGACTCAAACAACTTTCGACTCCAACGAAGCCAAGAAAAACAGCATGAAACGGTTTGTCGAAAGGTGGACGACGAAACTGGAAGCGGGCGCAGAAAAACTCTCGGTAAGCATGCTGGTATCGCGTTCCGAGGGGTTATTTCACCGGGCGATGAAATCGATAGTAACCTATCAGCATCCGGACGAAATCAATTTGTATGTTGCTCCGGACGTCAGGTGGAACGTGAAGTACGAAGCCCAGCGCTACTCCGATTATAGCAAGATCGTGGTTCGCGAGCAGAGCTTTGACGATCTTCCTATAGACAGCTCCATGTTTTCGGAAATCCCTGAAGAGATGTTACTGAGGTACTGGCAACATACACGCGATTTGACAATTAGAGCCATAACCGAGGCCAGCCACGAGTGGGTCAGAATGTGTGATGACGATGATGAAATGCGGCATGATGTTAGGCCGTATTTGATTGGCGCGCCAAAGGACGTGGCGACGATTCACGGCGACGTTTTTGAAGTAGACCACGTTTTGTACGGTCGCAGCTACCACCGGAATGGCTCTGACATGACTGCCAACCCAATAGGTTCGACAAATGTTTTTCGCAAGTCGGCAATACAGAAAGCATCAGAATATTGGTGTATTGGCCCGTGGCCGGATTGGCGTTTGAGCTATGCCTTGCGATGGCTTGGCTACAGAAGTCAATATCAGCAAGAGACTTTTAGCGTTGTTCATTTGCACGGTAAGAACAGTAGCCGAAAGCCAAAACCTGTAGTAGTACCCAAGTGGCCGACAATCGAAGGTCGGTTAAAGGGACGATTGCAAGAACTGGCAAATGCACGGCGCAAACTCAAAATAACCGTATGCGAATGGAATATAGCAAGAATATCCGGACGAATGTCAACCATGGTGAGATTTGCCGATGCGTTCAAGCGCCTTGGTCACGATGTGATTTTACACTCGTGTTTTTATCCGGAAGACATACGGAGCGAAGAAGACGTTTTGCGAATGCACGACGCAAAGTATCTTACCGATGAAGATGTAAGGCTTACGCTGAAAAGGATTTACGGTGAGGCTCCAGAAGAGTGGCGCGGCAGGGATTTAATTTTTGCTTCTTGGGTAGTAGCTCAACGTGCCGTGGAAGCAAAGGGGGCGCCGCCAGTTATAAGCTGGACAATTTCCCCGACAGGAACGGCTTTAGGCCCAGTAAAGGAATACTGGACTAATACGGAAACGAAATGCCGGGAGCTGAAATGCGACAGGTGGATTTTCCCACCGTATAGCTACGAGATGTTTAGGGAAGCCGCAAAGCCGCTCAGCGAGCGCAAGTATGACATTTGCTATGCCACACGAACCAACACGGCGGAAAAAAGGGTAGAGGAATTTTTGCGGGTAGTCAAAGACAATAATCTTAAAGGGGCTATCTGCGCGATAGGCGGCAACAAACACATCGAGCAATCCGGGGTTGATTATTGGATTGATGTTCCGAAATCGCAAGTGGCCGAGATGATGGGCAATAGCAAGATTTATTTTCACCCGTCAATCTATGAATCGGCCTCGGTGGCGATTTACGAAGCATTGAACGCCGGGTGCTGGCCCGTAGCCTACGAAACCGGGGCGATACGCGAACAGGTGGGCAATTTCGGCACGGTGTATCAGCGCGATCCCGACCAGATCATAGTGCAGAAATTGAAAGAGGGTTGGGACATGGGTGAGGTTGTGGAATGGGGCAGAAAATACGACGTGGATTCAAATATAGACAAGTTAAACAACTGGCTCGTCCAGCTCGCCAAAAACCTTTAAAGCGCAAGGATCGCGGGATTCACTTGTTGGGAACTCTAGTCAGATGCGATCCGGGTTTTCTGGCATGGCGGTTTGGCATATTTAAGTTGGTACGCGCCCTTCCCGAAAAAATAGGGATGAAATTAATACCGTACATAGACAACCCGATGATTATTAGGGCCAATCATCCTTCCAAGCCGAAAGATTCAGGAATAACAGGCTGCGCCATGCTTTGGGAGAGCCATGTTACGGTACATTCGTGGACTGATTATTGGGAGGTGGATTTCGACATATTTTCCTGCAAACCATTTAACTACGAAAAAGCGCTGAAAATCTTCAAGGCTTTTTTTAAGGGCTTTGTCGGTGTGGCTCTCGTGGTTGATCGCAACGACGGCAAAATCATTTGGAGGTACGATGGGGATTTGTGAATTGGGGAAGGGAGAATTTGTAGCCAGGGATGGCTCGGAGTTTTGTTTCAACGTGGCATGCCGACTATACACATCTCAGGAGTGCCAGCAGAGCGCTTTTTACCAGCGCGGTGTTGTGTGGCCGGAGCCTAAGACCGTCGGCAAAAAAGCTATGGAAAAGGAACGTAAAAAACGGAGCGGGAGAAAAAGGCGGTGAAAACTATTTCGGCAGCAATGGTGCTGTACGACGAAGAGTTAATGGTCGACCTGTCTATTAAGTCGGCCAAAGACATTGTTGATGAATTTGTTTTCGTGGACAACGGGTGCAGCGATCGCACCATGGAAATCGTGGGTGAGTGCATCAACGCTTGGGGATTGAAGGCCCGGACTTTTAAGTTTGAGGGCACATTAAAAGACGCCAGGACGTTCAGTTGTGAAAAATGTGAAACCGATTGGATTTTTATTCACGACGGCGACCATGTTCTGCAAACCGAGGGGCCATACGCGATGCGCAAAGTGAGGAAGCTGGTCGGAAGTGAAAAAATAATGACCTACAAGTTTCCGCTCATACGGCTTTTTTACGACTACGAACATACGAGCGCGAAATTGCCTTTTCAGCCGCCACACAAAACCCTCTACTGCAACAACCCTCAAGTATGGGCTCCGGCGGCAGGAACGCGCAACTTGCCGACGAGCCTGGCTCGCGAAAATGCCTTACGAACGTGGTGGGGTGTCTGGAATATCTGCATCAAGCGGCCCGAACGTATTTACGAACGACAGTTTTGGCCGCAATGGCGACATGCAGGAAGAGTCAAGCCGCGAAGAGAATGGATAGCGGAACACAGGGGTTTTGAGTTGAGAGATTTTAATCAAGTTGCTGAAAAGTGGCTTTTACGAAAAGTTTTTGAAACCGATGATTGTCCTAATCCAGAAGTTTGGAGGTTTTGGGACTACCCGGCAGTAATTCGCGAAGAGATAGACCGTGGCGTCATTCGCAACTGCCTTGATACTGTGGATTCCATCCGCGAGAAACGAGTAAAAGCAGGATTGGAGCCGATATGAAAAGCCCGAATGAGTTTTGGCAAAAGCTGGCCGAAGACGCACGCCCGTCCTTAACTGATTGGGTTGCGCCTATCCTTTATCATTTAGCCCGCTTGATGCAAGCAAGATCAACCGCAGAAATAGGCTACGGCGGCGGGTATTGCAGCATTGCACTGGGATTTCATGCGAAGTATTTCGGTGGCGATCATCATGTTATCGACATAAATGAACGCAAAAAACTCTATGTGGCGGGGGCAAACCGCAGGCACGAATTAAGAATGAAATTCCACTGCCTTGATGCCACAAATTGCGAGTGGAACATACCTCTTGACTTGCTTTTTGTGGACGCTCTTACCGACTACGAATCCCAGGTACGACTGCTTTTCAATTTTGCTGCGGCCATAAGAAAGGACGGTTTGATTGTTGTCCACGACTATTACTGTTCCGAAGAAATAAGAAGGGCGGTTGATACCTTTCTGGATAAAGCCAATTTCCAAGGAATACTTCTACCTTACGATGGCAAGCCGAGGCTCCATAGACAGCCCGGCAAATGTGGTATGGCAATAGCGAGGAAACTGTAATGAAGATAGGCCCACATAGGCAATCGTGGATGCAAATCATCAGACAATTAGGGGCTGTTCGTGTAGCCGAAATCGGCGTTTGGGACAGCCTTATGCCAAAAGTGGTCTTGGCGAACTTGCCCGAAATAAAACAATACTGGGCCATAGACCCGTGGAACGTTGAATGTGCTTCCGAGCCACGGTTAATGAAGCTGTCCGCCGAAGAGTGGGATCGTATGTATTTTGATGCCGTATGGTTGACAGGTGAGTTTAGGCAGTTGCGCGTTTTGCGCATGACTTCCGAGGCCGCAGCGAAAATGTTTCGGAAAGATTTTTTTGATACGGTTTTTATAGATGGCGACCATGCTTACGATGCCGTACTTATTGATGTGGAATCGTGGTTGCCGAAAGTAAAAAGCGGAGGGGTGCTTTGCGGGCACGATTTTCACTTTGCCACAGTGCGCAAGGCGGTAACCAAACTTTTGGGCGAAGTGGAAGAGATGCCAGGAAATGTTTGGGCCTGGAGGAAAGAATGATTTACGGCTTTATACTCTGCCTGGGGGATAGCATTACAAATGGGGCGCGAGATGAATATAACCGGGCTTACCCGTTTGAGCTATCGGACATGCTGTCGAATAAATTCGAACAGCAATGGATTTGCATAAACAAAGGGGTCAACAACTGGACAAGCGCCGACCTACTAAGAAACGCTTACGATCTTACAAAAAGGTATCCGGAAGCGGTGGAGGTTGTAGTGTGCATAGGCACGAACGATTCCAAGCCGTCGGTTCAGACGCCGCCGTTGATCTTTCAAAAAAACATGCGAGGCATTTTGCGAGCGCTGAACGTTTTGGGCCGAATTGTATATTTGTGTTCGGTTCCGGATTTTGGGCGTTTTGGGAGTACGGGATACGATATGCAATCCCTAACTCTCATAAAAGAATATAACGCAATCCTGGCGAATCTGGCCAGCGGAACCGGCAATTTTGTCGACCTTTCAAACTTTCCAAAGGACTGTTACCCCGACTCGGTGCATCTCAACAATAAAGGATCGAAAGAGATGGCAAGACGGGTCATGGACGCAATTATTCGGCGGAGGGGATTCGGTGTCGAAGATATTACAAAAGAAAGACTTGGCGAAGAACATTGCCGTAGTGGTAGGTACGAGGCCGGGAATAATAAAGTTTTCTCCGGTGGTACGTTCCCTAGGGACTAGAGGACTGCCGTTTTTTGTCATACATACGGGCCAGCACTACTCGGAAAACATGGACAAGGTGTTTTTTGAGGAACTGCAACTACCCAAACCGAAGTACCACAACAAGATGGCCCCGGCTTCTCTGCATGGGTATCAAACGGCGCAGATGCTTACCACTATCGAACTTGAACTATGGGTGGAAAAACCCAAAGTCGTCATTGTTGGTGGCGATGCCAATACGAATCTGGCCGGTGCGCTCGCGGCCAGAAAGATGGGTCTAACCCTGGTACACATGGAAGCAGGACTGAGAAGCGGCGATTGGCGCATGCCGGAAGAACATAACCGGGTGATGATCGACCATATATCCGACGTGTGCTTAGCACCTACGGTGCAGGCCCAGCAAAACCTTGTGGCTGACAATGTAAGGGGGCGGATTGAAGTTGTTGGTAATACCATAGTGGATGCCGTGTATCAAAACATAGAATTAGTGTCGGGGGATAGCATTTTACGCGCCCTGGAGGTTTTCAGTAAGGAATACGCTCTAGTTACGATCCACAGGGAGGAAAACGTGGACAACTGGAGCACGTTTTCCTATCTCGTTTCCAATCTGGTCAAAATGGCCCGGCATTGGGACAAAGAGATGGTTTTCCCCATACACCCCAGGACAAAGAAACAGATGAACAAATACGGCATTTTTCAATATTTGGTAAAAGAGGAAAATATCAAAGTCATAGAGCCTGTGGGCTATTTGAGTTTTTTGAACTTGCTAAAAAATGCGGCTTATGTGCTTACGGATTCAGGCGGAGTACAGGAAGAAGCGTGCATTTTAGGCGTTCCCTGTATCACATTGAGAGACAATACGGAGCGACCCGAAACTGTAGAGGTGGGAGCGAATTACATTGCTGGTCACGACTACGACGATCTTATCCGGGGAGTGAAGCACTTTGACACACACAAAGAGTGGCGTAACCCTTTTGGCGACGGATTGGCGGGCGAACGTATATGTGACATTTTAACTAAAATTTTATGGGAGTAGACAATGTTTGGTAAAGAGGAAGATTTTGCACCAGAACAAGAGGTAAGGGAAGAAGTTTCTTACGTTATCATGCACCCGGTTCACGTGCGGGCCCGGCACGCCGTTTTCTTTGAAGACTCCATGGAAGCAGCCATAGCCAAGGCGGAAGCATTGGTTGAGGACGGCAACCCCAAGGGCGAAGTAACGGTCTACGAGGCCAAAAAGGTTGAATGGTGAGAATCCTCATTACCGGGGGCGAAGGCTATATTGGTTTAAACCTCGGTACGTTTCTTACGATGCTGGGGCACAGTGTCGTCCTGTACGATCTGCAAAGCGAGCTAGACATATTGGATTTAAAGACGCTCACGCGGTACGCACGGAATTGCCACACCATGATACATCTTGCGGCGATTCCAGGCGTAGCACCCTGTAATGACAATCCCGAACTTGCATGGCAGATTAATTACGTTGGCACAGTGAATGCCGTGCTGGCAGCGAAACGTGCCGGAGTAAAAAAACTTATAGTGGCCTCTAGTGCCGCCGCCAAAAATCCCTACACGGTTTACGGCAAGACAAAGCAGGCCGTGGAAAAACTTTGCGAAACCACAAGATTGGTTCAAGCGTGGGTTTTGCGGTTTTCCAATGTGTACGGCGGGTTTTGTTTTACCCAAAAGAAAGACACCGTGGTCGCTAGGTTTTTAAGAGCCATAGAGAGCGGGGAAACCGTTACCGTTTATTGTGACGGAAATCAGCAACGCGACTTTATCCACGTATGGGAAGTGTGTTCGGCTATCAAGGCGGTTATCGAAACAAAGGCATTGCCTGGAGTGCCCCTGGAAATCTGTACCGGAGTGACCAGAACAATCCGCGAGCTGGTTGATGCCATAGGGTTAAACTGGGAATACGGTTTTAAGCTGGAGCCGAAGGCCGTGCCGCCCGATCCAAGTATGGCATATCACGTACTGGGCTGGTCTGCAAGGGATCGAATGAAACAGGATTTAATTAGATGGAGAAACCGTGCGAAGAGAAAGAGACAAAATGGTTAGGGGATCACGCAAGTTGAATCGCACCATACCGCCGGTGTGCCATGCTCACCCTGAGTATGATCCGGCGGTTTACGGTAAACCGCTTTACGTTTGTGTGTATTGCGAGAATGCGTGGGATGCGTGGAAAAAACAAAAGGGAGTGGTAGAAAAATGAAAGTCTGCATATTGGGGATAGACGGTTACCTGGGATGGAGTCTGGCCCTGTACTTGAAAAATCGGGGCCACAATGTTTGGGGCGTAGACAACGGCTATCGGAGATCAATAGTAAATAGGGTCGGCAGCGACAGCTTGATCCCGATACTCACCATGGAAGCACGGAGAAAATTGCTTGCCGATTTCTACAAGGGGAACATTGCCACGAGTTATGCAGACCTCAAGCAGATGTTCACAAACCACAAACCTGACGCCATAGTGCATTTTGCCGAACAACCCTCTGCGCCGTACTCTATGAAATCGGTACGAACGTGCGTGGAAACTCAGGTCAACAACATTGTCGGCACTCTCAATGTATTGTGGGCCATGAAAGAAACGTGTCCGGAAGCGCACCTTTTAAAGCTGGGAACCATGGGCGAATACGGCACGCCCAACATGCCGATTCCCGAAGGGTACTTTGAAATAGAGTATCGGAACTGCAAGGATCGATTGCCTTTTCCGAAACAGGCCGGTAGCTGGTATCACCAAACCAAGGTGACTGATACTAATCATATTGCCATGGCGTGCAATCAATGGGGGCTCAGAGCCACAGACATAATGCAGGGTGTGGTTTACGGGGCTCATATCGACGATGCCGAAAACGAACCGGTGTGGTGGACCAGATTTGACTACGACGAATGTTTCGGCACGGTTATCAATCGGTTTTGTGTCCAGGCGGCACTTGGAATGCCATGTACCGTATACGGTAAAGGCGGGCAAACCAGAGGCTTTATCAATATCAACGACTCTATGCGGTGCTTTGAGTTGTCCATGCTAAACCCGCCAAAAGCCGGGGAACACAGAGTTTTCAATCAATTCGGAGATTTGTTTTCCATAGAAGAGCTGGGCCGCTTGGTCTGCGAGTGTGCGCATAAACACTTTGGTTTAATAAAGGCCGAATACGGCTCGGTGGAAAACCCGCGCATAGAAGCAGAGGAACATTTCTACTTGCCGGAATGCGTGCAACTGCGAAATCTCGGTTTCAGACCCCGAAATTTCAACGATGAACTTGTCAAGCTACTGGGAGCGTGCGTCGGTTTTGCTAAGCATGCCAAGCCGGAAGCCATAGCACCAAAGACAAAATGGAGATGACGTGCGAAAGGTACTGTTTTTTCTAGTAGCCGCGATATTCATTGCCACGTCGGCCCACGCAAAGAATGAATTGGAATTGTCATTCAGTGGCGGATACCACATTTGGTCGCAGAGCGGGCATACGTTCATTCATAGCGAAAAGGAAGACAAGGAATTTAATGGCCCATGCTATCAAGCCGAGGCGACGTATTGGTGGGACAACACGGGATTGTATTTTTATGGCGGCAAAGACCATCCGACAAAAGTAGAAATGTTTGATGGGCGGTACTATGAGGCCGATGTAACTTATTTTGGCTCCGGACTGAAGATACGCAAGGACTTTAAGGATTGGCTCACAGGATACGTTGGAACCGGTGTCAATTATACGATCCTGGAAAACGATTACAGGCGCAGCGATGGCAGTGCATGGGCCAGAAGTGAAACCCTGCCAAACGTGGGGCCGGACGTACTCATGGGGTTGCAGTTTAAGCACGACTCCGGTTTTTTCACCACATTACATGCCCGGTATTCTTTTAATCGCGAAATGAGCAAGACGTTCAACCAAACAACTTTCGATGCCGGTGGGCTCAGAATGTTTTTGGGCGTCGGCTACACATTTTAGAGATAGTGACTGAATGGTTCCTGTATCGCAAAAAGCGCTACCAGAAGGTAGGCGAAATTTACGAAGCTGGGATTGCACGGATAATGCTGCTACCGGAAGAGATAGGGCAACTTCATAAGAACCACGAGTATTTGCTTATAGTCGATGAAAGCGATAGTGATTTAACAAGGGTTGCTAATGGGTAGGTTGAAACTTCACTGGGCCTCTCAATATAGGGATTTGGTTTCCAATCAACTTGGGTATTCGGTCCATAATAGTACGATGCTGGAGTATGTGTCGAGGCGGAAAGATGTTGAACTTGCTGAGGATGCAGAAGATGCGCTTACGATCACGTCGGCTGACATTTTCAAAAGTGGTGTCCCAGGAAAAATCAACTGGCTTTTTACCATGTTTGAAGGGACGAAAATTCCAGACGCATACAAAGAAAACGTTCACCGTGCTGATCGCCTGCTTGTTCCCTGTCGTTTTTGTCGTGATCTTTTTGGTCAGCACTATAATGGAAAGATTTACATTTGCCCGGAGGGAGCAGAACCTAAGATATTCCAATATAAGAAAAGGAATTTCTCGTATCCTTTCAGATACTTATGGATCGGTGCCCCAAACCCGCGCAAGGGCTACGAGGAAACTATTGCGGCTTGGATCGGTGGTGGGTTCATTAATGATCCGCATGTCGAATTATATCTCAAAACAACAAAGGTACGACCTGTAGACGAAGCCACAAATCCCAAGATGGCGGCAAGGTTTAAGCGCATCCCCGACTACGAGAAAAAGGGCAACATAATATTCGATAGCAGGAAGTTGCCCCTAGAGGAACTTGTGGCGCTTTACCATTCCGCACATGTACTCGTGCATCCGACCAGAGGTGAAGGTTGGGGATTGATTTTATGTGAGGCCATGAGCACGGGGTTGCCGTGTATTGCAACGCCGTGGTCTGGAACGGCGGATTTTTTTGATAAAACAGTAGGTTTACCCTTGGAGTACACAGTTAAAGATACCGAGGTACGGTTGTGGTTACCTGAATCAGAGGGTGTCGAAGACTTTGTAACCGGGGCTGCATTTCCACACGTACAGCATTTGGTCGATTCAATGGATTATTGTTATCGGCACTATGGCAAAGTTAAACAACTAGGCAAGGCGGCGTCAAAGCGCATACATTCTCAGTTTACCTGGGAACAAGCTGCCGAGAAACTGATCGATATAATTAGGAGAGACAAAGATGGCCGACGGTAATCTGGTTACATTAGCTCTGGCACTAAAAGAGTGCCAACTCGCGTCGGAGCCGGAAGCAAACGAGATCAAAGATATTATCATTGCCGTGGAAGAGGATTTTGAAGAACAGACCGACAGAGTGTTGGTGAAACAATCCATCACAGAATACTTTGATATAGGGCCGCAGCGAAACAAGGTGATTCTCAGGGGATACCCGGTAGCAACCAGCCCCGCAGTACAAGTATGGGAAGACTCTGAATGGTCCTTTGCGTCTGGCGACTTACTAACTGAGAATACTGATTACAAGGTGGACTACGGCAAGGGCATTATCATGCTCGATATTTATGATAGTTTTGAACTGGGCCACCATGCACTGAAAGTTACTTATACGGCTGGCTATGATACTTCGACGTTTCCAGCAAACGCGGCCCGGATTCTGGCGAGACAAGTGGCCCACTGGCATCATGTGATGAAAAAGCAGCGTGCATGGATCGAAAGCGAATCAACGCCTCACGGCGGCAGTACGAATTTTGTGAAGGCTAATTATTTGCCCGAATACTTGTCGCTTATACAGCGCTGGAGCAGGTAATGTACCGTTTTACACTAATACCGCACACAGAAGAAATCGACGAGCACATGGAGAAAAAAATAAACTCCTTGCGCTCTGAGCTGTATGGAGCGGTAGACAGGTCGAGCAAGTTCGTCAAGGCCCAGGCGCAGTTGCATTTGACGGGCGAGTTTTTGCGGGTGAGAACAGGCAGGCTTCGTGGGTCGGTTGGCTCTGAAGCCAAGGTTCAACCCGGTGCTATTTTTGGCATCATTGGTACAAACGTCTGGTATGGGCAACTATGGGAAACCGGCAGGGCAATAAACGAAAGTGGTCAGTTGGTTGAATTGCAAGAGCGGCCAAGAAGGCCATGGCTTAGCATGGCGATGTTTCGAAAATTTCAAACAGTAAAAAAACAACTGACGGATGCTGTTAAGAAGGCACTGGAGAAATAATGGCAGTAGCGGCATACAGAGAAAGCATATTATCCAATTTGCTTAGCACGTTGCAGGGTATTTCTACAGACAACGGGTTTAATCTTACTCCGCTGACTATAGAGCGCGGGCAGAGAACTATAGAGTCAACCAGATCGTTTCCGGCACTCTATTTGCCTGGGGGTGGAAGTATGCACGCGGGGTTTGATTTTGCCAATGACAAGGCGGAGTTTCGTGCGGTAATCGCCGGATACGTTAACAATCAAACAAATGCAGTAACCGAATTGAACCAGCTAATAGCCGACGTAGAATATGCGGTTTTGCTGGACCCAACCAGAGGTGGTTATGCTATCAGTACCGACGTCGAATCTTTAATAGATTGGGTACTGGATAATTACGGTCAGTTTGAGATGACCTTACGGATAGAGTACATTTACCCGCGATCGGGTGGATAAAAACAAACAGACAACAACACACGAAAAAGCCGGTTCGATGGAGAGCTGGCTTTTTTATTTGGAGGTAAAAAACGATGGCTTACCCAACTTCAGGAAGAGCGGCAAAAGTAGTTTACAACAGCGGACTCGTTGGAAACTTGCACGAGTGGTCCCTGGACGTCACCGTTGATGTTCTGGAAACAAGTGCATTCGGCCAGCAATGGAAGACCTATATTGACGGCATGGCTGGTGCGAGCGGAACACTGAGGGGCTGGTACAACCCTGATGACAGCTATCAGTACCAGATTCATCAGTTGGTTGTAACGAGCGAGCCGGGAGCCGAGGTAATACTGAAACTCTACACCGACGGCACAGATTATTACGAAGTGACCGCGATCCTCGGTGGCGTGCGGATCAGTGTGGCCCAGGCTGGCGTTATCTCTATTGAGATTCCGTTCAACGTTTCCGGTATTCCCACATTCAGCAAAACGTAATAACTGAGCGTGCGCAAGCACGCTACGGGGAAACACGGTTCCGGCCCTTCGGGGCCGGAGCCCCTTAAAGGGGAAAAAGATGAAAGATTTTGATTTAGCCAAGCACATAGTTGATACAGGATTCAGGGAGCGGGCTATAGTTAAAACGGGCGAATACCGCCCCGGTTTCACCTTGACACTCAAATTCGTCGACAAGAACTCGGCTACCAAGTTGCTGAACGATGCGATGGACGTCAAGTTTATAAAAGGCAAGCGCGATGTTCAGTTTAACGAAGAGCGATACGCCGAATTGCTTTCTGACGTGATTATCGGTTGGACAGGATTGCGAGCTGAGCACGTTGCCGAAATGTGCCTGGCAAGTACTGAAGGGTTGCCGGACGAATTGCCTTTTACTCCGGAATCGGCAAAAACCCTTTTGTTACATGACCAAACAGGGCTGGCCGATTTCATCGTTGGTCACATGAGGGATAGCGTTTTGGCTCGCGACTCGGCCCTGGAGAAAGAAAAAAAAACTTAGCTGAACTGGCGGAATGGGCAGCACAACCAAACAGGTGGAGCTGCGAAACGTGCCTTGGAGTGCGAAAGGTTGCCGAAAGGGATGGAGTTAACCCGCGCCGCTACGGTGTGCCGAAATCGTGCGATGACTGCAAGCGCATCCCAAGGGTTCACAAACAAAATCAATACTGCGTGTTTTTACTGGACAAAATAGCACCGGGTCTTTTTCGCTTTCGCGGTGAAATGGACTATGGGGCTATTGAACTTGTGTTTGACCTCTACAAAGTACCCCATGATTTGCGGCTGGAGTTGTTTGAAAAGATAGTCTACTACGGCCAAAAATTTACGGAGGCAAGAATTAAATGGCGGAAACAGCCCACAAAATCCGGGCAATTATCGAAGTCAGGGACGACGGAACTACGGTTCTAAAAAACTTCCGAGGCGAAGTAGAAAAAACGTCCCAGCAAATGAAAAAGACTTCAAGAGAGCAAGCCGGTGCAGTAACCGTGCTTAACAGGCTTCGTGGCTCTTATATGCTACTGGCAGGGGCGCTAGGTATTGGTGCGCTTGGCATACATTCTATGGCGTCGAGCTTTATTGATGCGGCTTCTACGGCGGAACAATATGAGGTGCGACTAAAAGCATTGCTGGGATCACAGGAAGAGGGGGCCAAAGTTTTTAAGGATATGGCCGATTATGCTGCGAGCGTGCCTTTTGAGTACGAGAAGATCATGGGCTCCGCCACAATGCTTGCCGGAATCCTGAAGGGGGGAAGCAAAGAAATTACAGAGTGGATTCCGCTTATTGGCGACCTCGCGGCTGCTGTTGGGTTGGACATACAGCTTACTACGAGCCAAGTCATGCGGATGCTTTCGGCTGGTGCCCAGGCTGCGGAAATGTTTAGAGAGCGTGGCGTCCTGGCCATGCTTGGTTTTAAGTCCGGTGTTTCATATACGGTTGATGAAACAAAAAAGATGCTGATCGATGCCTGGAAAGACCCGGAGAGCAAGTTTAAGGGTGTAACCGACGAACTGGCTAAAACGTGGCAAGGCAAGGTGTCCATGATGAAGGACGCTTGGTTTGCGTTTCGCAATGCTGTTATGGAAGCCGGACTTTTTGATGCGGTCAAAATGGGACTCGATGCCCTTACGGCAGCTATTAAAAAAATGGATGATACGGTAAGGCCCGCAGTCGAAACGCTCAATCAATGGAAGGAGTGGCTTTTATGGTTTGATCGGTTTACTGGCGGCGTGGATTGGTCTGAGCAGTACGGTGATGCGACAACGGCTGTCCGAAGAATAATTGATGTGCTCCGAGGGTTAAGGGATATAGAAACCGGAGAACTGACAGACCTTGGAGAGCTTGAATACAAGGTTGTTCCGCCAAGCCCTTCTGACATAAGGTCGCTGGAAGATAGCCTTGCAGCAATAGCTGGTGGGCTAACCATAGATATTGGTATTGGTGGAATTGAAGATGCCCTTGTCGAATCCAGAGATGCGACAAATGAAATGGCAGAAAATGCCAAGAAGCAAGCCGAAGCGCTAAAAAAATTATCTCTTATTTCTCCAGAAGCCTACCGAAAAGGTCTGGAAATAGCCAAAAAAGACACGGAGGCATTTTTTGAATTTTACAAAGGCGTTACGGAGGCAAAAAGCGAATGGGATGCCAAGCGCGCCGAAGAGGAACGGACGAAGCTGTATGAGTCGCTAATTGGTAAAACAAAAACCCTTGAAATGGAAAAAATGGCATCCAGCCAAGCCTATAAAGAAATGGGGCTTTACCACCAGAGGATGGTGCGGCAAAAGGTTGAGGTTGAAGGGGTGGCCGCTCAAGATGCCATTGGTCTTATACAAACTCAAGTTGACGAAAGAGAAAAGCAATCTGCCAAGGCGGTTGAAATTGCAAGAGAAACGGTAGCACTGGAAATCGAAGCGCAAGAAGTTGGCACCCAGGCTCTTGTCCAGGCGGCAGAACAGCAATTAATAATATCGGAACAGCACAAGATGCACTTAATAGAGGGCTACGACGAGCTTTCTGAATACCAAAAAAAGAAAGCCTCAGAGTACGTGGCACTTGAGGGGTGGAGTGCGGAGCAAGCCGTTCAAACGGCAAGCAATTTGGTGGCTACGAAAAAGGTTTGGGGGCAAAAGGTTGTTGATTGGGAGAAAATCAATACCGAGCAAAAGATCGAATTAGGCAAACAGGAAACCGCCAGAGCCTCGGACAATATGCGGTACATAGCGGAGCATACGAAAAAGCACAAAAAAGAAATGTTCGCTGTGTGGAAAGCCTTTGCTATAGCCGAAACAATCATAGATACATACCAGAGCGCTCAGGCGGCTTTTAAGGCATTGGCCGGTATTCCTGTAGTGGGCCCAGCCCTCGGTGCCGCTGCCGCCGGTGTTGCTGTGGCGGCTGGTTTAATGAGGGTGTCCGTAATAGCTTCACAAAGCCCAGGATATGCCGAAGGTGGAATAGCAACTGGCCCGGCAACTGGATACATTGCCACGCTTCATGGCACCGAAGCGATTGTACCTCTAGGGGCAGACAGGCAAGTACCGGTAGAGATAAGGGGAGCCCCGCAGGGGCTTTCTGAGTCGGCATACGAATCCGTGACAAATGCGAAGGCTTACGTTTCACTACCTGGGGGCCGGTCATTACCGGCGAACATAAACATATCTGAATCCACATCAAGCGTGCGCACGTATGCCGGTGGTGGTCTGTCTGTCGGAACAGATCGGGGCTACCAAGTAATGCTGCATGGCACCGAGGCTGTTATTCCCGTATCACCAGATGACAGAACAGTAAGTATCGACCTGTACGGCATCCCTGCCGATGTTGAAGGTGAAGTCCAGCAATTTCTTAGCGGCACGCAAACGATCATACCGTTGCCCGGAGGCCGAGGGATAAAGGCTATTTTGTCAACGGCTGGCTACGCCAGGGGCGGCATTGCACCGTTTGTGCAGGCTGGAGTGCCGACAACCGAACGTGCGATTTATGCGACGGCTTATTATGCCGAAGGTGGAGTTTTTGACCGCGACAAATCTTCAACGTACACGATAACAGCGAATCGGTTCGCGAGCGATGCGGGGCGCGTGGATTCGCTTGGTTTTTACGGATCAACGATCGACCGAGAATCCATCGTGTCGGCACAATACAAAGAGGGCGGACTTTTCGGTACAGAACTGGAAAAAACGAGTGAAGTGGATCGCATTACTGCAATGTTTGCCGAAGGCGGCATGGCAAGTACAATCGCTTCGCTGGTGTCGAATGTCAGTGAAAGCGACCGCAGCCTAGTGTCCTCATTTGCCGAAGGTGGCATGGCAAGTACAATCGCTTCGCTGGTAACAAGTAGCCGGGAAAGCGACCGCAGCTTAGTGTCCTCATTCGCCGAAGGTGGCATGGCAAGTACAATCGCTTCGCTGGTGACCGCCAGGGAAAGCGAAAGACTACTGCGCGAAGACCGCACCTCTCATGCAGAAAGCGAAATCGTAGCCGCCATGCAATACGGTGGTATGGCAAGTACGATTACTTCACTCGCATCAAATGTCAGTGATTATAGAGAGTTATCATCGTATGCAGCGGGCGGACTAACTACTCAAGCCCACGATAGCACGATTGAAAGGGCGGAGATGACACGGGTGATAGAGGCCGGTTTCAGCTCAAACCTGGAACGCCTAGCCGACTTTTCCAGCGACGTACCAAGCCTTGAGGGCGGCGGTATAGTTACGGGGCCAGCCAGCGGCTATCCGGTTATGTTGCACGGTACGGAAAAGGTTATACCTCTTTCCGACGAGGTGCAGCAGCAGGTTGCGGCCAGACCTGTCGAAGAAAAGACCGTGAATGTCATATTGAAAAATCCAACATTCCAAGACCTTGAAACGCAACGACAAACCATGATGATGATAGCGCGGACTATTACAGAAAGGCTGGCTCCGCAGGCAATATACGATGACTATTACAACGACGGAATTGTCAGAAAACTTATGCAGAGGCGAGAATAATGGCAGCTAATTTTACTGTTACGCCGACGGTTGTCGAGCACGACCTCCGCGATCACAATATTATCGAAACCCAGGCCGAGGATATGAAAAAGGAGTATTACAAACTAAGTAATACTCCCACGGTTCGCTACCGGCTCGTGTTTAATGCCATAAGCACAACGGTTATGAACAGCATTTTGGATCACTACAGCTCGTGCTATGGGGGCTATGACAACTTCACCTGGACGTCGGTGCCGTCCTATATAGAAAGCGGGTCAAACCTTACGGGGCGTTGGGTGGAAAAGAGTTTGAGTATAGCTCCGGCGAGGATGGCACGCTGGAACGTCGAAATCTTGTTTGAGAAAGACGTGTAAAAGATGAAAAACTTTCCGTCTGCGGTAGACACACAACTTGCCGCACAAAAAAAGCAACCCGTCAATCTGTTTATTTTGCACCTGTCAAGTACGGTACGTTTTGCCGCATCGAAAACGAATGTGGTGTTTCCAAGTTCCGGTGGCAATACTTACACGGCAAAAGCGATCACCGTTTCCGGTCTGGATCAATCGGCACAAGGAACCATAGAGCGGGTAACTTTTAAATTCGACAATACCGATCGGAGTATGGCTTCGTATGCTCATGCAGAAGAGTTTCAGAACAAGGTCATAGAATGGTGGCGAGTATTTCGCGATGCGCTGGCCAATTCTCAGAATTACATAGAGATGTTTCGCGGGTTAATGGAACAACCGAGCGGGACCGACCGCAACTGGATGAAGATAACAGCCATAGCCCAAAAGGGCATACGGCGCTCGACGCAAAAACTAATCTATGGCAGAAATTGCGGCCACACGTTTGGCGATGCACAGTGTAACTATAATGGTTACGCCGATCTGACCTCATTGAAAGCTAGCGGAACGGCTGATTCTGGAAGTATAACAACCCTAACGGATAATGCACTGACGCAGGCCGCTGATTATTGGAATTACGGTGCTATAGAGATAACGATAGATGGCTACACGTATAGACGGATAGTACGGGATTTTAATGCGTCTACCGACACAATCACTTTTGACGTGGAGCTACCTGTAGCCGTAGGTAGCGGTGATTCCTATACGGTTTGGAAGGGGTGTCCGAAAACGTGGGCTGCTTGCGGGGCTGGATCGGCATACGGCCCCAGTTCAAATAATCAGAATAATTTTGGCGGGCATATTCATATTTCGACCGATCCCGAAGCTGAAGCGGTTGCGGTTGAATAGGGGGAGCTATGGAAATCAAGAAGGTAGACGATCCTTACGAAGTGGCAAAGTTAATCAAATTCAAGGACAATGCCGAAGAGTGTTTTCCGTGCGAACGTGGCGAGTGGATTCAATGGCTCGTTGACGCAGTTAAATCACCGAAGCTGTGTTTATACATACAGTACAAGGAAGGCTTCAGAATTGCGGGATATGCAGTCGCAATGGATGCTGTTTTTCCGCCCCTTTCCGATAGTGTCGATTTGATTTACATAACCGGCGGTGACGAAACAGTAAAAAGCCTTCTTCGACACCTAGCCAGATGGGCAAAGAGCTGTAGGGCTGCAAAGATAATGTGTAGAACCCCGGTTGATGCGGGATTCTCTGAGCTACTAAGGCGGTCGGATTTCTGCAAGACCGGTGAGTTGTGGGAACATAGGATAGGATAATTATGTTTGGTGGTGTATTCAAAAGCGTTGGAGATGTGTTTAAAGCGGTGGCGCATCCCGTTATGGCGCTCCACGATATTGTGCTCGACCCAATTTGGGATGCCGTATCTGATTGGTTTATGCCTGAAATGCCCGACATTCCTTCAGGCGAAGACGTGCGGGATCGTGAAGTTACCACAGTACAAGAGGGCTTGCCAGTACCCCTGGCCTACGGACAAGTAAGGATTGGAAGCAATATTGTTCGGGTCAGCGAACAAACCGACTCTACGTGGCAGAAGTATATCTTTTCGCATTGTCTTGGTCCGATACAATCATACGAAAATACCTATGTTAACGACACAGCCTGGACCGATATAGGTACGAGCAAGAAAAGTAAAACACACTTCTACGGCACAAAAAGCCAGAACCCAGCCGGTGACAGTTTCTTCTCCGACAAAGAGTGTGCATATCGTGGGCAAGCCTACACGCTGGCCGCTTTTAAAAAGAAAAACTACAACCCCGGCATTAAGCCTAACTTTGAAGTGCTAATCAAGGCGAAGAAATGCTGCTATCTTGCGGAAGATTATTCGCTCTACACCAAACAAAACGAAACCAACTACAGTGCTACCGATTCGGAAATTGAAATAGACGGGGTTACCAGAAACGAAACGTCTTATGTCTGCTATGACAGGGGGGCAGGATTTTTCTCTGGCAACTTTACACATTACACCGAAATTTACGTTGATTCTGCCAGCGCGAGCAATAGCCGGATTTATTGTTGGGGGCTGGCAAACTCCACCAACGACTTTCAAAACATCGACGTCGCCAGCGGAGATTACCTGGGCGTTTATGCTCAGGCTGCATCAACTACTTTTACGCTAGGGGTGCAAGAGTGCAATAATGGGAGCCTGACAACAAATACTAAAACCGGCTTGAGTCTCGATACAACTTATTACCTGACGATAGTGCGCGACGAAAGCGGTACACCGGACACGCTGACTGTCTATATTTACAGCGATGTTGACCGGGCGACTCTAGTGGACAGCAAGTCTATCAACCTGACAGAGGCGCAAAACTTTCAATATGCTTACGCCTTTTCATCGTACAGTAGTGGTACAAGCGAAGCCTTTACTGGCACAGCGGGCTGCGTTGATTTGGGCCTTGACGCCACCGACGACGACTATCGAATTTTTAGCAGAAACCCAGGTACGATCATGTGGGATTTCTGTATTGACATTGAAGGGTATGATTACTCTACCGAGCTAAGTAGGCATTGGTTCAAAGAGCTAAAGAAATACTCAGACCAAGTGCCCACCGGTGGCACATCGAAACGATTTCAGTTTGACTACCACTGGCGAACACTGCAAGACATAACCGATACCAAAAAGACTATCTGGTCTGCCTTTCGCGGACGCACCGTTCAGAGCCAAGGCAAAACCAAACCCGTTTGGGAGTATTCAAAATCTTACGTTTTTGATTTCACGGTTAGCAATATAGTCCATGGCACTTTTAACTGGGGATTTCTGGAAAGACCTAACAAGGTGCGGGTGAGCTATCGCGATCCGGATAATTCCTACAAAAAAGCAGAGATTGGCCTTACAGACCAGCTTGGCATAGAAACACACGGTGAGATATTAAAGGAAGTCAACGCGTTTTACATTACCGACCACGAGATAGCTAAGCGGCGCTTGCAGTATGAGTTTGACAAGGCAAAATACACAACCTACAAGTGTAGTTTTACTGCCTTTTCCAGCGCGGCTGCTATAGAACTTTACGATAGGGTACGAGTAACCCATGAATTGCCCGGATTTAGCAACAAAAGTTTTATTGTAAAGCGCATAGCACACGATCAATACGGGCGGATAAAATTTGAGCTAGAAGAGTACATCGGTACGATTTATCACGACCGATTGGCAGAAGTCCAGGCCAATGAGGCTGTGAATTTGCCGAACCCGTGGACCGAACTGGATCACCCGACAAACATCAGTCTTAGCCAGGTATCCGACACTGGCAGCTCTGCCTACGAGCCGTATCTTAATCTCACGTTTGACTATACTGACAATCCGTTTTGGTCGCATGCGGAAGTATGGATTTCTACCGATGACTCAACTTACGAATATTATGGGAACGATCCCGACGGTACAGGCTTTCGTATTGTTGGCATGGGTCAGAAGTACATTTCCGGCGACACGGTTTATGTAAGGCTGGTTGCAGTTAATAACAATGGAATAAAGGAAGAGTTTCCGACGTCAGCCGATGACTCTGTTAGCGTCACGGCGTCAATGCAGATTGGTGGCTGGACGATTGGTCTGGATCATTTTTACTCGGATACCATTTACCTTGATTCGTCGGCTCCGGCAATACGGATGGGAAGCGCCACAGACTATATGACCGGAACGGGTATCTGGATGGGCCAACATTCCAGTGCTTACAAGGTGCATTTTGGCAACCCGTCAGGCGATCATTTAAAGTGGGACGGTTCCGACCTAACAATTACCGGGCATTTTATCGGTGTTGCCGACATAGATGAAACCGTTGCCAATACCCTTACTATCAATTCAGACCTGGACGACGTGACTGTTAAGCTAATTCTCGGCAGGACTACGGGCGGAAACGCGGAGATGGCCTGGGATGGCAGCGCCATCTCGTTTAACAAAAATCTCAACATAAGCTCTACCATTGCCGACACTTTTACGGTCAATTCAGACCTGGACGACGTAACTGTCAAGCTAATCCTCGGCAGGACTACGGGCGGAAACGCGGAGATAGCCTGGGATGGCAGCAAGATTTCGATAGACGATCTGCTTTTTACCGATATAGATAGAACCAATCCATCTTCTGCCATGGCTGCACTTGAAGCCGATGTGGACATAAGTATCACTTCCACAAACACACAAACGATAAACAGCCTTCAATTTGATGCCCTAACAACCGTCGCGGCTAGTCAAACCTATGCTGGTATAACTAGGGGTGTTTTTGGTTATGCTAGAGCCGAAGCGGGAGCAAGTGCGTATGCACAAGAGGCAACCGGTATCTGCGTAGGGTATGGGAGCACGAGCAGCCACGAGGGCACCTTGGCAAACGCAAAGGGTTTAGAGGTAATCCCCTCGCTAGACGCGGACGGTGGCACGGTCACCAGCGCTTACAGTATCTATATTGCCAACAAGAGTGGTAGTGCTTCAGTAACGAACGAATGGGCCATCTATTCTTTGCATAATGCCAAGTCACAACTTAAAGGTGCTTTGGGTCTTGATGTTTCGCCCAGCAATGCGATGCTTCAAGTGCGTAAGACGACAGAGCAATTACGACTTGAATATAACGCTTCAAACTATGCGTCTTTTACGGTTAACTCCAATGGCAACCTAACCGTTGCTCCGACGGGCGATGTTGTTTTCGATCCAACCGGAAATGATATTTTACCGAACACGAATTACGATCTCAACATTGGCTCGTTGAGCAAGAAATACCTTACACTGCATGCCGCCGAGCTATGGGTAGAAACACTTGTCGCCCAGGAAACCCTGGCGACAATAGGCGGCAGGATTCTTGTCGGGCCAACAACTACTCTTATTGCTGACTTAGCTGCGGAAGCGGGCCCAAGTACTATTACTGTCAAACATAATGGTGTGTTAGCGGTTAATGACAGAATATACATGGAAGCTGGCGGTAAGGTTGAATTTATGGCGGTTACCGCAAGCCTCGGAGAAGGTGGTGGCGGCTATCAATATACGGTTACCCGAAACCTCGACGGCACGGGAGCAAATCAATGGTACGCCGGGGATGCTGTTTTTAATACCGGAACAACTGGCGATGGCTTTATTGATATTTACTCTGTGAGTGGCGTGGATTCTGGCACCGGGCCTGCCATTGTGGGCAACGTAAGAAACAGCGGGACGTATAATGATTGGACTGAATACTGGGCCATTGGCAACCTGAACGGGCTTTATGGTTACGGTACGAATACATACGGAATCGGCCTGGGGAAATACTCTGGTGGCGACTATCTCACCATTGACGCATCGAACGGCATTAGGTTTTTAGACAGTAGCGACGTTGTTAGGGCGCAGCTTTCCTCTGGCACGTGGACGCTCGGATACACAACAAACGAGCATGTATCTATTAGCAACACAGCCATTCAGATAAAGGACGGCTCCAATGTTTATGCCGATTTAACGGGCGGTGTGCTTACGCTGGGTCTAACTTCTAACGGCGATTACATAACAATCGACGGGTCCAACGGAGTACGCCTTTACGGCAACTCACAAGAAAGAATACGCCTAGCAATAGATGGCTCTGGCTGGCTGGCCGGTGATGGCAAATTGAACTGGGATGCTTCCGGGAACATTACGATGACCGGAAGTATCACGATCACCGGTGGTTCGGGGATTGCGACCTTAACTGATGCGGGAGACTTGGCGACCAAAGACACCGCCGATTGGTCTAGCGATGTTACCGGCACAGGTAAACCGGCGGACAACGCCACGGTCGGTGCAGATTGGGATACGAATCTAACAAACATTCCGACTAACCTCTGCATAATCTATTACCAGGCCACTGCGCCCGGCTCAGGCATGTCAACCGGAGATTACTGGATCGATTCTGACGATAATTTGATTTATCGCTACAACGGGGCATCGTGGATAGAGATTCAGGATGAAGACATAGCGCAAGCACTGAGCGATGCCGCAGATGCGCAAGCGACAGCCGACGGTAAGGTGGTAACCTTCATTCAGGCATCCGCCCCGACCGCCGAAGCAACTGGAGACTTGTGGTTTGATTCCGACGACAACTATAAGCCTTATAGGTGGAGCGGTTCGGGATGGGTTGAAGTGCCTTACGATGTGGCAACGTGGTCAAAAATTGTTGGCACGGGCAAACCGGCAGACAACGCAGACGTAACAGAGGATCAATTTACAAACAGCCTGTCGACCATAGACACGCAGGTTGATCGGGCAGAGGTCGGGTTTGATGCGAACAGCGCGTTAATAACTAAAGTTTTGCCGGGATCAAATGTCGGCACACCGGCGGGAGCCGGGTTGTACCTAGGGGCCGACTACCTTGGCTACTACAGCGGGTCAGCATGGGACGTCTATATAGATAATTCCGGCAACTTCACGTTCAAGGGTGATGCGAATAATTATGTAAGCTGGAACGGCAGCTCTCTGACCGTTAAAGGCAATATTACTATCACCGGCGGTTCGGGGATCGCAAGCCTAACTGATGCTGGTGATTTGGCAACGCAAGACACCGCCGATTGGCAGACAGATGTAACAGGTACTGGCAAGCCCGATGATAATGCCACAAAAAACATTATTTATCGACAAACCGGAACGCCGTCCGGACAGGAAGGCGACCTATGGTATGACACCGACGATTATCTTCTCTATCGCCATAGCGGCAGCGGTTGGGAGTTGGTCGGAAATTCTTATGACAACACAAACCAACTTACTGACGGGGCGAGCCTAGGCGATACGGCAGTTTGGAATAGCGTCACCGGCACAGGTAAACCAGCGGACAATGCCACAGTCGGCGCGGATTGGGATACGAATCTGACAAATATCCCGACCAATTTATGCATAATTTATTACCAGGCCACTGCGCCCGGCTCCGGTATGTCAACCGGAGATTACTGGATCGATTCCGATGACAATTTGATCTATCGCTACAACGGGGCATCGTGGATAGAGATTCAGGATGAAGACATAGCGCAAGCACTGAGCGATGCCGCAGATGCGCAAGCGACAGCCGACGGCAAAATAATAACCTTCATTCAGGCATCCGCCCCGACCGCCGAAGCAACTGGAGACTTGTGGTTTGATTCAGACGACAACTACAAGCCTTATAGGTGGAGTGGCGCATCGTGGGTAGAAATGCCGTATGACGTGGCAACGTGGAGCAAGATTACCGGAACAGGTAAGCCAGCGGACAATGCCACAAAAAACATTATCTATCGACAAACCGGCCAGCCGTCTGGACAAGAAGGTGATATTTGGTATGACACCGACGATTATCTTCTCTATCGCCATAGCGGCAGCGGTTGGGAGTTGGTTGGCAATGCCTACGACAACACCAATCAACTTACTGATGGCGCAAGCCTAGGTGATACGGCGATTTGGGCATCTGTCACGGGCACGGGGAAGCCGGAGGATAATGCTGACGTAACGCCGTTTGGCACTATCGTCGAAGAAAAGGGCGAACTGCTCTTTTCTGACTCGTTTGAGCACTATACTGCATCGAGCCAACTCTCTGACAAGTGGACCGATATTACCGACACAGCGACAACCACCTTTGAGGACGGCTATGGCAGTATTGGTAAGTGCGTAAAAACCGTAGACAGTGTTGGCGATGCCGGTCTTAATATGACCGCCAGATTTGCCGCTTCAGAGATTGCTTGGATCAAATGTCGTGTCAAGGTTGGTAGTGGACAGAGTGCTGGTTTTTATGCCGGTTGCCCTTCTGTATATAGCAGCACCAGCGAAACTGTTCGCACGCAAATGACAAAAACAGAATTTCAGTATGACAACGGTAAGACCTTTATTAAGATTTGCGACATTTCCGCCGACACATGGTACGAGTTGGTTTACCGCGTCGATTGCAACGTAAATGAATTTCATGTATGGGTTAACGGCACAAAGTATGGCCCCTATGGTTTTTATTACAGCGCCAGCACGGTAGACGGGATACGATTCAGAAGCGCTTGGTCGGCTACGGCAGAACACTATATTGACGATGTAAAGGTTTGGGGCGAGGAACTAGAAGCCAGCAGACGTGT